CCGCTCGACCAGCGGTACGCTTCGCCTGTCGAGCGATGACCAGGGGCTGGCCGCAGAGATCGACCCGCCCGACACGCAGCTGGGCCGCGATCTGAGCGTGCTCGTCAGTCGCGGAGACATCACGGGCATGAGCTTCGCGTTCACGGTAGAACCACAGGGTGAGAGCTACCACAAAGATGCGGACGGCATGACGATCCGCACCGTCTCGAAGGTCGATACGCTCTATGACGTTTCGATCGTCAGCGTTCCCGCGTACAGCGCGTCGAGCGTTTCAATGCGTTCGCCCACGGCCTGGAAGCGTGACGCGCAGCCCAGGCTCATCGGCCACCGTGCCGCGCTCGCCAGGGCCACCGCCGCAGCTGCGAGGCTGCGGGGCTATTGCCGCTCCTGCTGAATGCTGACGGGGACGCGGGTGGACCAAGGTTGTCCCGCCCCTCGCCAAGATCGTGCCGATCGTCAGCGGGCGGTTCCCCTCTGGACTAGGGGCTACCCGCTGAATCTACTTGCAGGCCTCACCCCAGAGGTTCCCGATGGCAGCGCAAGCCGGCACGTTCAACTACATCGAGGCGAAGATTCGCGCTGCGGCCCGAGGCACGGAGTTCGGCCGCGACTTCGAGTGGCTTTGCAAGTGGTACCTGGAGAACGCTGCGATCTACCGCGGCCAGTTCCGCAAGGTCTGGCGGTGGAGCGATTGGCCCGATCGTTGGGGGCGAGACTGCGGCATCGACCTGATCGCGGAGACTCACGACGGAGAGGTCTACGCGATCCAGTGCAAGGCGGTATCACAGGAGCACACGGTCACAAAAGCTGAGATCGACTCGTTCCTGTCGGAGTCCAATCGCCGCGAGATCGACTACCGATTGCTGATCGCGACCACCGACAACATCGGCGCGAACGCGATGCGGACTATCGAGAACCAGGCCGTGCACGCATCGGTCGTGCTGCGGGGCGATCTCGTATCAGCAGAACTCGAATGGCCGACCGAGATCGGTGGCGCGGCTCCCAGGCCGAAACTCGCGAAACCCAAGCCACACCAGAAGGTCGCGATCAAGAACGTGGTGGCGGGCTTCAAGAAGCACGGCCGCGGCCGGCTGATCATGGCGTGCGGCACCGGAAAGACGCTGACGGGCCTGTGGATCAACGAGAAACTCAGTAGCCGGCGCACGTTGCTCCTGGTGCCATCGATCTCGCTAGTGCAGCAGAACTTGAAGGAATGGGGCCGGCACGCGAAAGAGGATTTCGACTATCTGGTGGTCTGCTCTGACGAGACCGTCGGGAGCGACAGCGACGATCCAGCGATGCGGCACATCGCCGATCTGGGTGTGAAGCCGACCACCGATGCCGCGAAGATCGGGGAGTTTCTGGCGAAGCGCAGGAGCCGGCCCGCGTTGGTGATCTCGACGTACCAATCGTGCGACCGCGTGGCGAAGGGGCAAGCGAAGGCGAAAAAGAAGTTCGACCTGACGATCTGCGACGAGGCCCATCGGCTCGTTGGTCACGTTGACAGCCACTTCGCGACCGTGCTCGATGACCGGAAGATCCGCTCACATCGCCGCCTGTTCATGACTGCGACGCCGCGCTACTTCACGCAACGAGCAAAGGAGCGAGGCGCAGAGCAGGACATCGAACTCGTGTCGATGGATGATGAGAGCCTGTTCGGCCCTGAGTTCCATGTTCTCAACTTCCACGACGCGATCACGGCCACGCCCGAGCCATTGCTGACCGACTACCAGGTGGTCGTGATCGGCGTCACCGATGCCGAGGCAAAGGCCTGGGTGGCCGACGCCAAACTCGTTCGCACAAAGGACGGTTTGGAAACCGACGCCAGGACGCTCGCCGCGCAGATCGGGCTGGCGAAGGCGATGAAGGAATACAGCCTCACGCGGATGATCACGTTCCACCGCTCGATCGCCAGAGCGTCACGGTTTGTGGATGAAGGGCGGCGGGACTCCCTGCCAGCGGTGATCGAGAAGCTGCGGCCCGCGTCACGCCCATCGGGCCGGCTGTGGGCGCGCCACGTATCCGGTGAGACACCCGCCAGCAAACGGGCATCGCTAGTCAAGGAATTGGGTGAACTCCCCAGCGGCGTGCGGGGGCTTATCTCGAACTGCGCGTGCCTGGGCGAAGGCGTGGACGTGCCTGCGCTGGATGGCATCGCGTTCATCGACCCGAAAGGCTCGGTCGTGGACATCATCCAGGCCGTTGGCCGCGTGATCCGTAGATCGCCCGACAAGAAGATCGGGACGATCATCATCCCCGTGTTCGTGGACGAGTCAGAGGACGCCGATCACGCCCTGGAGAGTTCCGCGTTTCAGCCCGTGTGGCAAGTCTTGAAGGCGCTCCGAGCTCACGACCGCAGGCTCGCGGATGAGCTGGATCAGTTGCGAACGTCGCTTGGTAGGCAGGCCACGCCAGGGCAACGCATCCAGCTGCCGGCGAACGTCGTGCTGGATGTACCGCGACTGCTGTTGAAGAACTTCGAGCAGGCTTTCTACGTGCGGGCCGTCATGGCCGCGGCGGAGAAGCCGCCACTGACCGTCGAGCAGATTCTTGCGTGGGCGGATGAGCACAGGGCAAGGACGGGCGAGTGGCCGAAGTATACGTCCGGCCCTATTTCCGGCACCACAGAGACGTGGTCGATAGTGAACGCTGCTTTGTATCTCGGCAAGAGAGGGCTGCGAGGAGGTTCTTCGCTGTCGTCGCTACTTGCGGGATATGGGCGCAAGCGGAACCCGATGGATCTTCCCGACCTGACAGAGGCTCAGATTCTCGCGTGGGCTGACGCTTACAGAAACGAGAATGGTCGCTGGCCCAATGCAAAATCAGGGCCAGTCGCTGGCTCGACCGAGACTTGGGCGGGCGTAAGCTGGGCGCTGTTGAGCGGACGCCGTGGCCTGCGTCAGCAGTCCATCGCGAATCTTCTTGCAAGTCACCGACAAAAGAGGAATGCGAAGGCGCTCCCGCCGTTGTCGCTCCCGCAGATTCTTGCGTGGGCCGACCAGCACAGGGCTGCCAGGAAGAAGTGGCCGAAAAGAAACTCAGGAGCGATCAAGGGAACAGAAGAGCGTTGGTCATACGTAGACGCGGCGTTGAAGCAAGGAAACCGAGGGCTTCCTGGTGGATCGTCATTGTCGCAGCTGCTCACAGAGCGACGAGGCGTACGCCCTGGGCGATTTCTGCCAACGCTCTCGATGAAGATGGTTCTTGCGTGGGCAGACAGGCATCACAGGCAATATGGCGAGTGGCCGCTCTCCACTTCCGGTAACATTCCTGGCACTGTGGAGACGTGGGATGCCATCAGTCGAGCAGTGGCGCGAGGTCAGCGCGGATTGCCAGGCAGCAAAACGCTTCCGCAGTTGCTTGCCGAGTGTCGCGGGGTGCCAAACAAGCAGGCGCTACCGAAGCTGACCGTAGCTCTCATTCTTTCGCACTGTGACCGATATAAGCGCGAGACTGGAAATTGGCCAACTCGTAAAAGCGGGTGCGTTCCTGGTAATTCCAATGAGAAGTGGAAGCGAATAGACGAAGCGCTATCGAAGGGGCTGCGGGGCCTGCCAGGAGGTTCCTCGCTGGCGCAGTTGCTCGATGAGCATCGTCGAGGCAAAGAGTAGCAAGCTATGAGGCTCGTCGGCTGGAACGCAAATCACAACATCCGCAAACGCACGTTCCGAGAGAACGTCGAACTGTTGGAGCCGTTCGCCGCCGACTTGCTGGTGATCTCCGAGACTGCGCTGCCGGATCCTGAGGATCGGGCGTTCTTCATCGGTGGCACACCAGGGGTCGCTGTCGTGGCCCGCGACGGCGTCACGCTACGGCCCTGTCCGTTGAACGAATGTGTGCCGGAGTTTCTTGCCGGCGTCGAGGTCACTGGGCTTGTTGAGTTCGATCTTGTGGCGGTCTGGACTCTCACAAAGCCTTACCACAACGTGTTGATGACAGCGATTCAGAGATACGCCGACTTGTGGTCGGCGGGGCGTGCCGTGATGCTGGGCGACTTCAACTCCAGCACCAAAGCCGACTACCAAAAGCATTCGCATCCCAAGTTCGTTCAAGCTGCTTTGGATCGCGGGTTGGTGAGCGCGTACCACGAACAGACCGGCGAAGCCCACGGCGAGGAATTGGTGGCCACGTATCGCCACAGCAATGGCGACCTGTTTCATGTCGACTACGGCTTCGTGTCGCAGTCGCTCATCGGATCAGTACGGTGCCGTATCGCGGACGAGCCCCGCTGGTTCGAGATCGGGGACCACCGGCCAATCATCCTCGACATCGAGGACGCCGCGCTGGCGGGCCGGTAGTCGCGAATCCCGTTCACACTATTCGAGCCGTGAGTGGTTCCTCCAACCCGCCCCCAACGGATTCATTTTCTTCGATCCCAACCGTCGTGACAACGGCAATCCGCTGCTACCCTCCAGGCACACACGGAGGCACCAATGGCAGAGGAAACGCTGATCGCTTGGACGGATCACACCTTCAACGGGTGGCTCGGTTGCACGAAGGTTTCGGCCGGCTGCGCGAACTGCTACGCGGAGACGCTGGCAACCAATCGGATGGGGTTGAACGTCTGGGGGCCGACCGCCAGCCGGAAGGTGACGACGACGCCCTGGCAGAACGCGCGGATGTGGAACCGTGCAGCTGCTCGAGCGGGCGAGCGCCGTCGCGTGTTCTGCGGTTCGATGATGGATTGGGCCGAGGATCACCCCGTGGCGAACCGCACCAGGCCCGCAGTGTGGGAGCTTGTCCGCGAATGCTCCTGGCTCGATTGGCAGATGCTCACCAAACGGCCGCAGCGTATCCGCGAGTGTCTGCCGAAGGACTGGGGATCGGGCGGGTATCCGAATGTCTGGCTCGGCACGAGCGTCGAGGACATGCGGGTGGCCGAGCGTGTCGATCACCTGCGCGACATCCCCGCCGTCGTGCGGTTCATCAGCTACGAGCCAGCGTTGGGGCCGCTCGATGATCTCGACCTGACGGGGATCGACTGGGTGATCGTGGGCGGCGAGAGCGGTAGCGGGTTCCGGCCGATGGATGTCGCCTGGGCGCGGTCGATGCGCCAGAAGTGCGCGGCCGCAGAGGTGGCGTTCTTCTTCAAGCAGAGCGCGGCGATCCGCACCGAGATGGGTATCGAACTGGATGGGAAGATCGTTCGCGAGTACCCGACGCCACGGGAAGCCCGACCGGCCGGCTCGCTGTTCTGACCGGCCCGCCCGCCACGGCGCTGGGCTGCGTCCTACGGGCCGCATCCCCCAGGCGGCTCCACCATCGGGGCCAACCGGCAACGCCCGCCTGGGGCCACCGCAGCGCGCTCCAGGGCGCGCTTCACGGGGGGCGGCTCGCGCTGGGGGCCGTGGGCCTCGCCCCAGCAGCGGGCGGCCGCACCCCGATATCTACCCCGATAAAAATCCCGTTTGTGCAATTCTTGCGAAAACTGCGCGGCAGCGGCTACCATACAAACGTCGGTTTCCGTCGAGGAAAACGGCGAATCTGTTCGCAGCGGTGATGGTCGGCTCCACTTTCCCAAGCTGGATGTCGAGGGTTCGAGTCCCTTCGCCCGCTCTGTTCAGATTCGCTTGAAATCATGCTACCGATCGCTTGTCGCGATCGTGCCTCCACGGAAGCGATCGGGAATCAATCGGGGTAGTTACCCCGATTACCCCGATTTCTCGACGGGAGGCACGATCATGGGACGTAGGGCAAGCAACGATTTTCCACGGCCACGACTTCACAAGCGCACCGGCCAAGCGCGTGTTCGGGTCGCAGGCCGCGAAGTATGGCTGGGCCGCTGGGGTTCGCCCGAGGCCGACACGAAGTACCGGCAGCTGCTCGCGACCTGGGCCACGGGCGGCGCAGTAGTCGAGACGGTCACGCCGAAGCCACGACGCAGGCCCGATCCGATCGCAGCTGCGGCCCCTGTCCGTGATGACCAGCTGACGGTCGGCGCGCTACTCGTTCGGTATCTCCTCGAAGTGAAGGCCGAGCGGCCCGTTGACCGGAAGCACGCGAAGTGGTGGCTCGCACGTTCGATCGCCAACGCGCTGGAGGGCCGCCGGTCGATTCCCCTGGATCAGTTCGGCCCGAAGATGCTGGCCGAGGTTCAGCGCGAACTCGCAGAGCAGCCCATGCCCAGGAAGTGCGGCGGCCACAGCAAGCGCAGCCGCGCCCAGGTCGCGAAGCTGGTGAACGGCATCCGCGCGATGTTCCAGTGGGCCGTGGCCGAGGAGTTGGTGACGCCGGATCGTCTGGTGGCATTGCGTTCGGTGAAGCCTCCCAAGGACGGCAAGGTTCGCGAGGGTGATCCACGGGAACCGGTGAAGGACGAACACATCGATGCCGCCCTGCCCCACATGCCGCCGGTCGCAGCAGCCATCGTGCAATTCTGCCGTCTGACGGCGTGCCGGCCCAGCGAGGCCATGTCGCTGCGGATGGCCGATGTCGAGCAGCTGGCCGGTGTCTGGAAGTGGACGCTCGCGAAGCACAAGAATGCCCATCGCGGGAAGCGCCGTGTGATCGCCATCGGTCAACGCGCTGCTGCGATCGCTCGTCAGTGGTCGGCCGGAAGGCCAGCCACCGCGATCGTGTTCACCCGCGACGGTGTGGGCCGGCGGCCAGCGGCTCGAGCAGCGGCCACCATCCCCATGCAGGGCGATCCGAGGAAGGAAATGCCCTGGCACGACGAGCTGTTGCGGAAGCACGTACTGCGCGCCTGCAAGGCCGCCGGCATCCCTGAGTGGACGCCGTACCAGCTGCGGCACACCGCGCTCACGAAGGCCCGCAACGAGGCCGGCCTCGAAGCAGCTGCGGCAGTCGGCGGCCACGCTGCCAGCCGCATGACCGAGGAGTATGCCCGCGACACGTTTGACCTGGCCGCCCAGGTCGCTGCGAGGATCGGGTAAAAATGACACCAGGAGACCCCACAATGGCACGCACGAAGCGACCATCGAAATCCAAGGTGGCCGACGCCCTCGATGCCGCGATGCACGCTTGGGCCAGACGCGACATCGAACCAAAAGCGCTGGTGGACAAGCGGCTGAATGAACTGCACGCGGCATGGGTGTCGGCGGTTCTCGAAGATGACTCAGACGAGCCAGCCCCTCCGCCGGCCTCGCCATCGAAACGCAAGGCGGGCCGCGCCCGCACTGCGCGTGCGCGTATCGAAAAGCAGAACGCAGCAGAAGACCGCATTCTTTGGATCGTGGAGCGGTTCCACGCCCTGCGGCCTCGATGCGCCAGCGACCGCGAAGCGCACGACCGGATAGCGGCCGAGGTGTTGGAGGGCCGGCACCTCACTTGGTTGCCAAAGGACGAGCGGCATTTGTACGCGCCGCAGACGTACCACGCCGGCAGCGTGAAGCGGATTCTGCGAGAGCACAAGGCCCGTTGAGCAGGGCCACAAAAAAATCCCTAGTCGGGTACACACTGTCACAGAGCGTACCTCACTCGTCACATACGTTTGTTTCCATCGTCGCGAATAGGTCGCGGCGGCTGGAGACTCAACGATGGGAATCGACAAGCATCTGCGTTGCCGGATGCCGCTGGCACGGGCAGCTGCGTTGTGGGCGCAGCATCACGGTATTCACCGGCCACAGCGGGCCACGATGCAGCGATGGATACGCCGTGGCCTGCGGGGCGTGCGACTGAAGGCCGAACTGTTCGGCGGCCGGCTCTACTGCACGCCAGCAGACTTCGTCGCGTTCCATGACGCGGTGAACGCTGCCGCGCCGGCCGGCGAAGGGGGTGCCCGATGAACGGCCCCATGCTCACGCCGACCCAGGCAGCGGCCCGCATCGGGCGGGCTTCCGGCAAGAAGCCACACAGTTCGACGGTGATCCGTTGGATCACTCGCGGCGTCCGTGGCCGCAAGCTGCCGGCGATCTGCCAGGGCGGTCAGTGGTTGGTCAGCCCAGACGATGCCGATGCGTTCGTGCGGGTCGTGAACGCCGCACCAGGATCGGCGGTCAAGCACAACGTCGATGCCGCCGTGGGCGCGCAGCTGGAAGCGTTGCTCGGCCCGAAGTGGAAGAAGCAGCACCCCGCCGCCCAGGTGATCGAGGTCACGGTACGACCGGACGCACCGGTGAGCGTGAAGCACACCGACCGGAAGGACGGTGCTACGTGACGCTCCTCCGACGTTCAAGGGCTGGGCAGTCGCGCGTACAACGACGCACATCGAGCAGCGTGTTGCCTGCTCAAAGTTCGTAGCACCGCAGGAAACGCTTGTATGTCAAACGCCAAACTGACTGCCCGTGAGCGCGAGTTCGTGGTTGTCATGGGCCGGCTCGCGAAGTCGTTGGGCTACCCGCCATCGGTTGCCGACGTTGGGAAAGCGATGGGCATCGGCCCTACGCGGGCGCGAACGCTGGCCCGTGCTTGTGAGTTGGCCGGTCTGATCGAGCACGACGAGCGCACCGCCCGCAGCTGGCGGCTCGTCACGACCAAGAAGTGAAGCCGACCGGCGCGTTGCCGGCGGCAGATGGATCGACAACCCAGGCACAGGAAGCCCAACACATGACCGCGTTATCGAACGCACTGAAGACCCTCGCAGCTGCCCGCAGCCTCGCGGCCGTGAACGCAGCACGAAACGAGATCAGCCGTCAGGCAGAAGCGGGAACGCTCGCGGAGGACGCAGCTGCGGCGCTGCTCACGGCCGCCCGCGTAAGGCTCGATGAACTCGCTGACCAGGGCGACGAGCAGGACGATCAGCCGGCCCCGCCGGCACCCCGCAGGACGGCGCAGCCGGCACCGGCCGGCGACCGGCATCCGGCCACGATCACGGTAGCCGAGGCAGTGGAGTATCCCGATAGCGGCCCGCTGGTGCGCGGCACCGTGATGGTGGCGGTCGATGGCATTCCCCAGGAAGTGCGATTCCGCATCCCGCGATCCTGGGAGGGCAGCATCCGCGCACTGTTCTCAGCTGCCGGTCTGCCCGAGGACGCTGCCGCCTCGCAGCTGGCCGGCGCGGCCGTGAGCGTTGTGCTGGGCGAATACCAGGGCCGTGACGGTGAGCCTCGACCCACCGTGAAGCGGTGGCACCGACCGGCACCGGCCGGCAAGCCGACCGGCCCTGCCTGGGAGCGCGACGAGCAAGCAGCTGCTCGAGCGCCACGGCGCACGCCGGCCGCGAAGGCGCGGGCCGAGTTCCAGGCGAACGATACGGACGGGGATGACATCCCGTTCTGACCGCGCATGAAAAAGCCCGCCGACGTAGGGCGTCGAGCGGGCGGCGAGGGATCGCTACTTGGATTGTAGCGAGCACCTCGACGAGCACCAACGAATCGAGGGATCGCATGACGCAACCCAGAAAGCGACAACCCGCGCGGCAGGAACCAGACGCATCCACGCTCGTGTGCGAGGATGCAGAGCGGCAGTGTCTCGCCTGTCTGCTCGGCATCATCGACCGTGACCCCGAGGCCGCCAGGGCCATCGTGGAGCGCGTCGGCACCGCGCCCTGGAGAGCCGACCACACCGCCGAAGTGTTCAGCGCTATCGCAGTGGTGCTTCGGTCGATTTCCGACCCCACCACGGTGGATGTCGGCAATGCGATACGGCGGCAGGCCGATACCAATGCTGATGACGATCCAGTCTGGGCGTTGTTCATCGAGATCATTGAAAAGGGGCCGATCACACCCGTGCCGACGATGCGACGGTTGGCCGAGGGATCCGCCGACCGGATCCTCGAACTTCACCAACGCCGTCAGGCCATCTATCTGAGCAGAGAGTTGGCCGAGGCCGCCCAGCGCGGTGATGACCTGGCCGCGATAACCGAGCGGCTGGGGGTCATGCTGGCCCCGACCGACCAGCGCAAGGCCGATGGTGTGATCACGTTCGACCAGTGCGTAGACGAGTATCTGAACGCCCAGGACGATGCCGTCATACCGACCGGCTTTAGGCTGTTCGATGACGCCACCGATGGCGGTCTTCCTGTAGGCGAGCTGACCGGCCTGTGCGCGCCGCCTGGGGCCGGCAAGAGTGCGTTAGCGCTACAGCTGGTGATCGGGGCCATGATCCAAGACCCGAGCCTGCGGGCGCTTTGGTGCTTGGGAGAGATGACGCCCCGCGTTCTTGTGCGTCGGGCCGCCTGTGTCGGTACGGCGATCCTCGGCCGCAGTCCGGTGAAGATGCGGGATGCAAAACGTCGAACGGATGAAGCGCGTGGGGCCGCCGAATCGATGCGTCAGCTGCTCGGTGGCGGCCGGCTCTCCGTGCTGAAACCGGCACTGACCGTGGAGAGGATCGAGGCCGCTATCCGTGTCACGAAGCCGAAGATCGTGGTGGTCGATTATCTCCAGCTTATGACCGGAGCCGGCCACGACCGGATCGGTGAGTTGGAGGCGACCGTGGCCCAGTTGACGGCGCTGGCGAATATCACCGACACGGCCATCGTGGTGGTGTCCGCGATGCCGAAAGAAGCTATTCGCAGCGGCGGGAAGATCGGCACTCTCGGCAAGGGTACTGGGCAGATCGACTACGCGATGAGTTTCTTCTTCCTGGGAGAACCGGATGACGAGGCGCGCGAGTCGGGAGCACCACTGTTCGATGTTGTCTGGCGCGGCATCAAGGCGAGGAACGACGATCGAATCAGCTTCACGGCCCGCTTCGACGGCCCGAGGCAGTTCTACTCGCAGCCGGTCGATCCCGACGAGGCGTTCGCCAACTTCGGCATCGGGGGCGACACGTGAGCGACACGCCGCGCACGACCATCGAGGAAGCCCTGGAGCGATTCAGGGCGAACACCCAAGCTGCGGCAGAGGCCAGGGCCGCGAAGACAGTTGCATCACCACAGTCGCCCGCGCGAAAGCCTGGTGGCAAGCGCACTGCCAGTGCCGGCCGCTGGGCCACGCTCAATGCGTTCCACGACCTGTGCAAGCCTCTCCTGGGGTCGCATGAGCGGGAAGTCTGGGAGCACCTGTTTCGTCATGCTCGCGACGGAATCGCAACAGCATCGACCCGTCAGATAGCCGAGCACCACGGGTTTGGTTTGTGGAGCGTGACGGCCGCGCTGAAGGTGCTCATCGAGGCGGGGCTGATCTGGCCGGTCGCCCTGTCGAAGCACAAGGGTTCGGCAAGCCGGTACGGGCTGAATCCGAAGCCGAGCAACTGTGTTCCCAAGCTCATAGAGATGTCGAGCCGAGGCCAAGGTAGCGGCAAGAATCGTGGACGAACCGTATCCAAGCCGGATACGGTTGAATGATCGAACCGTATCCAGAACCGCACGGAACCGTATCCAGTGGGGATACAACTACAGAAAGCAGAAGGGGAAAGCTGCCTATCGGCAGCGTTTCCCCCACCGGCTGGCTTCCATGCTGGAAGCCGCCGGCGGTTCCCCGAGGCCACAGAAGCGCGGCCAGGATTCACCCCACGGCCCGCGCCCCGTCACCACCACCGCGAGCCTGGGCCGCGCCCCAGCTGCCGGCGCATCGCGCGACCGTCGATGCCCGTGGTCGAGCGGCACGGGCCTGCCCGATCACCACGCTCGTCGCCCAGGCCGAGGACTTCGAGGGATGCGGCCGGAACCCGCGAAAACACCGCGAAAACACCATGATTCGCGTGTATGTCAAATCCGCTCGATGACATACACCGCGAAAAACGCTGTTTTCCAGGGAATCCAGGGGTTTTCTGCACCACCCCGCAGGGGGGGGTTCGGGTTTGGGGGTTTGCCAGACCAACACCCCTGGCGGCCTCCATCAGAACACGGCCCTGTTTCACACGGGTGGGGATCGCGACGTTCAAGGCTTTGCCGGTTGCTGGGAGACTCACCACACACCCCTGCGGCTGTACGGGCGTCTACAGGCTTCCTATCGCGTCACAGGGGCATCCTCCCAGGAGCATCCTCATGGGTCGCCGTGGCCCCAGGCCCAAGCCAACCGCGCTGAAGATTCTGCGTGGCACCCGCCGCGATCGGGTCAACCACGCCGAGCCGGCCCTGGCCGCCGATGCCGTCGCGCCACCGTCCTGGCTCGAAGGTGACTCACTCGCTCACTGGCACCGACTCGCGCCGCAGCTGCTCGCGGCCGGCGTGCTGCGCAATGGCGACTGCGAAGCGCTGGGCAGGCTTTGCTGGCTCCACACCCAGTGGCGAAAGCACGCCCTGCTGTGCGAGCGCGGTGCCGACATCATCGTGATGAAGGACGAGGCGGGGAAGATCCGCTACGCCCAGGTCAGCCCGTCCGCGACGTTGGTCTCGAAGTTCGCCGGCCTCATGGCGAAGCTCGAAGCCGAGTTCGGCCTCACGCCGAGCGCAAGGTCGAGCCTTGTCGTGACCGAGCGGCCGACCGACGCGCTCGACCAGTGGCTTCGCGACAACCGTGCGTGATCGCGACGTTCAAGGGTACGGCACTCGCGACGAGAATGTTTCCCCAGCCTGCCGATCGAGTCGGCACCACCGCGAGGGAACCGCCATGTCCACCAAGACCGCAGCGCCACAGACGCTCCATGAACTGAAAGCCCAGGCCCGCCAACGCTGGAACGCCTGGGCCGTTGCCCTGGCCGACGCCGGCACGCTACCGCCGCCGCGCGACCTGTTGGACTGCGGCATCGTGTTGGGCTTTGAGTCGCCGGCCGATCGGCTGGAAGGTGACGCGAAGATCATCACTGTTGTCCGCGAACGCCAAGCTGTGATCGAGGTCGCGAACGCAGGCACCGCCGCGTGGTTGAAGGAGACCGGAGGCCACGACGTTCTCCAGCGCCTCCAGGACGAACTGCGTGAACAACTCGAAAAGCTGGACGGCTTGATAAGGGGCAACCAGCACAACGTGCAGCTGCGATCCGTCAGCGAGCGCGAGATTGCCGCGTTGCAGCGGCAGTACCCCGACCTGCTCGAAGGAATCCGATGAGCAACACGAAGACCCCGCCGAACATCCAGCGGGCCGGCGGTGCTGCGGCGCTGTCGGATGACCAGCTACGTGCGCGGCTCGTCCACGCGCCGACCTGGGCCAGGGCTTCGATCGACCGTGAGAGGGTGGAACGCGGCATGACGCCGTTGTTCACCGTGCGCGCGGCGGTGTCGGCATCGCGGTTGCCGGCACCGCCCGTCGCGCCGGCGAAGCCGAAGGTCGTCAACACGCTGACGATTCTCTGCGCTCCAGGCGTCAGCGATCCGACCGATGTGCGCAACAACCAGCAACCGCTGCCCGAGGTCATCACACTATCCGCATGGCGGTCGGTCATGGAAGCCATCGAGGGCGGCCGGCATATCCCGATCCAGTGCGGCCACGGTGACGCGGCGCACGTACTGGCTCGCAGCGATTCCCCGAGATGCCGGTTCATGCTTTCGAGCGCGGTCGGGCTGGTCGCCCAGGTGGACTTGCTCGACGTCGATGCTGCCCGTCTGCCCGATGGGTGCAGCATCGCGATCCGCTGTCTGAAGTTCGTCGAGGAGCGGCGAGGCGGTCGCGTTATCCGATTCGTTACCGATGCTGTCATCGATCACATTGCCGTGTTCGAGAGGGGCCGGCTGAGTGAGCCGGTCTACCCCCTGGCTCGCGTTGTCCGTTCGACAAAGGGCTACGCGCGCAGGGCGGGCCTCGATGCCATGACGAAGTGCATCGGGCAGATTCAGAAGGCCAGCCCCTGGCTCCTGGCGAGGTGATCGTGAGCAGGAAGGTCAACCTGACGCCCGACCAGCTGCTCGAGGCGCGCCGCCTGTGGACTGCGGGCGAGTCGCAGCAAGGCATCGCGTCTGCGATCCGAGTCAGCGTCGATGCGTTCAAGGCGCGACTGCGTGACCAACTGGCCGACCTGCCGGCGCGGCCTCGCACCGCGAACTCTGATCGCCGTGGCATCGAGATCACGCCCGATGAGATCGCGATCCGTGCGGCCGAGTGCCGCGCTCGATGGGGCGAGGATCGCTGGTTTCCCGCGTCAACCGTAGAGCGTGAACGCCTGGGGCGAAGGGCCGGTGAGGCCGTGCCAGAGATGACGTAGCCCGATCACGCCAGCACCAGGAGACCATTGCAATGGAAATTGAACGCCGATTCGTAGCTCTTGGCTCCGCAGCTGGCGCGCTTCGCGTGGAGTTGCGGCGTGGAGCGTCACCGATTTTTCGCGGGTACGCTGCGGTCTACAACTCGCTCTCGGAAAACCTGGGCGGCTTCCGCGAGATGCTGACGCCTGGGTGCTTTGACAACGCGCTGAGCCGTGCGGGCCTGGGGGCTGGTGGCGGGGTGCTCGCGCT